CAAATGCCAGCCCAAATAAATATTTTTTGAAATTATACAAAGGAAACCCAGTTAATCCTGCAAATGAAATTACATCTGGGGATTCTATAGATTGGCAAGTAGATTATTATGCTGGTACAATATTTGTTCAAGATTATAATTCTTCAACGGTTCCTCTTACGGCTTCAGCATATCTTTATGTTGGAGAATATCTAGATCAAAAAATTTCGGATATCTCCTCTTCTGCTGGTGGTTCCATAATAGTTAAAGATGAAGGGTCAAATATGACCACAAATGCGTCATCATTAAATTTCGTTGGCTCTGGTGTTACCGCAACGAATCCAAGTGGTGAAAACATAACTGTGACTATTCCCGGTGGAATTTCTTATTCTAGAACTGCTGTGACCGCTTCTTTGACAGCATCTGTAAATGATGCAATACTAGGAGTTTCTGGTACAGCAGCAATACAAATTCAATTACCATCCGCCGGAGATTACAGTGCTGGGCAATATTTTACCATCAAAGATGAAAGCGGTGCAGCCGATACAAAAAACATAACAATAAGAACTAGTGGATCTCAAACTATTGATGGTTCAACCTCTATTATCCTTCAAAGTCCCCATGCTGCCGTGAATATTTACTCAGACGGCACATCAAAATTCTTTATTTACTAAGTGCCTTTGTGTGCCTGATTAACTATTTAGTATCGAAGACCTGCGTGGTCTTTTCGCTATAATTTCTTGGAGGATTTTTTTTATGGCTTATAAATTTCAATTGGGAACTGCTAAACTTAGTGGTTCTATCGAACAAACCGATGGTAGTTTAATTAAAGCAAACACTAGTTTTGAAATTGGTGCTGCTAGTATTGATGAAACTGATTTGGAAAAAATTGACGGCATTACCAATGGCACTGGTGCTGCGAACAAAGCACTTGTTCTAGATGGCAGTAGAGATATTGAGAATATCAATAATCTTATGGCTACAAACCTTAGTGCATCTTCTGCTATTATTATTGGAGATGCAAATATCAATGAGGCAGATCTTGAACAGATTGATGGTCTTACTGCCGGTACAGTAGTTGCTAGTAAAGCTGTTGTTGTAGATTCTGATAAAGATATCTCTGCATTTAGAAATCTACAGGCAGTTCAACTTTCTGCTTCTAGTAATATTGTTATTGGCTCTGCTGATATTAATGAAACTGATTTGGAAAAGATTGACGGAATTACTAACGGTACTGTAGCTGCTAATAAAGCAGTTGTTGTAGATGCTAGTTCTGATATATCTGGCTTTAGAAACCTTTCTGGTTCTAATAATTTTCAAATTGGCGGTGGACTTAATGTACAAGGCGATATCGACAAAGGATCTGCTGGTACTCTTGCAATTGGTAATGATACTGCGACTGCTATTACTTTAGGTGCATCAGACTGCCCTGTAACTATTGCTGGTAACTTGTTTGTACAAGGTACTCAAACTTTCGTTACTTCTTCTACACTTGTTGTTTCTTCTTCAATTCAATTTGAAGGTTTGGCAGGCAATGCTCACCAGTTGACACTTACTACTGCTAATCCAACATCTGATAAAACTGTAACTATTCCAGACTTAACAGGTCACGTTCCACTTCTTGCAGGTGCTGCATCTGCTGCTGATGTAACTTATGCTGAATTTTCACAGCTTGATGGTGGTCAAAATCGTTTAGATATAACAATTGTTGATGCAGACGGTTTCCTTATGAATGATGGTGGAGTTATGAAACACGTTAGTGCTTCAGCTGTTACTACATACATTGGTAATAATCTCTCTGATACTGTTCAAACTAAGAATTCTGATGGATCAATTAGTTCTTCTGCAGGATTGATTGTTATCGCACAATCTGCTTCTACTGCATATGGTCTTCGTCTAGAGCCAGCTGCTGATTCTCAAGGAAAAATCTTTAAGATCAAAAGATTGGATGGACAAAATGTTACAATCGAATGTGACGGATCAGAAACAATTGATGGCGCTTCAAGTATTCTTCTAGAATCTGAATATGCTGCTGTTATGGTTTTCTCTGACGGAAGCAACTACTTCATCGTATAATTTTTATTATTCATTGTCACTGGGGTCGGGCTTTGCTCGACCCCTTTTCTATTTATAAAAAGGAGAAATTTTATGGCATTTAAATATTCTAAAGGTTCAACTGTTCAAGGTGATATTAAAGCAGCGGATGATGCCCAGAGAGACACACAAATTGATTTTGGAGAAGATGAAATAGCACTTGATACCAGTGGCTCAACAAGAGTTCACATTGGTAACTCTACTACAACAATTACCAACACTCTACATTTGTCTGGATCTGACATAGAGGCGTTGAGGATAGCAAAAGGTGGATCTGATTATAAGCAAATTGTTTTTGAAACAGATGGTACAGATACAGCAAATATTCATCTTAGCAACGCAGAAAACTTGGTGCTTCAAAATGAAACAAATGGTAAAGAAATACAGTTTTGGGTAAACCCTAATGCTGGTTCAAGTGTTCAAGCAATGACTATTGAAGAAAGCGGAAAAATTGGAATTGGAACATCTTCACCAGACACAGCACTACACGTAGATGGTGATCTAAAAGCAACAGGTAGAATCAATGCAAAGCAACGTTTTATCAATACCGCTAAGTACACGGAGAGTTCCTCCGACCAAAAATACGTTAGGTGGGATGCAGCAGGAAGTAATGGTACTCCTGGCGTAAACAACAAGTTTCTTGCTCCTTGTGATGGAGAACTTTTAAGCGTAACCATTAGAGCTACGGCAGTGGCAAACGGAACAAATATAGCTTTTCATAAGGCATCTAATGGCACAGAGAATCTGAACACAACTGCGATAGAAACAGTGGGAGTAGATATGTCTGCTGCCAACACAACCTATCAAGCGCAGTTTTCTGGCTCTACCTTTTCAGCTGGTGAAATTCTTGGTATTTCTCTAAATCCTACAAACGGTTTTGGAAATGTAAACATTTCATGTGTATGGCTATTTGATTGGAACAGCTAATAAAACGAGGGATAGTCTTTTTCTTTCGTTTCTCACTATTTAGAATGATACGTATTATTTAGGAGTTAACTTAATGTCTTCAATGTTAGAACAAGCTATCGTTGACGCACAAGCGTTGCGTGAAGCTGCTCTCAAAAACGCAGAGCAAGCACTTATTGAAAAATTTGCACCACAGATTAAGGATGCAGTCGAAAGCCTATTAGAAGAGAGTGCAAGTGCACCCGCAAAAAAAAGAGTTAAATACGAAGGACAGATTTATAATGTTATGGAAGTTGAAGATGGAAAGTATACTCTTCGCAATGAAACAACTAAGCCTTTCGTAGTTTCTGAGGCAGAAGTTTCAGCATTGTCTGAGGATGATTTACTTCAAGAAGAAGAAGGTGCAACAGCTGCTAGTGGTGGATCTACACCTATTGAAGCCCCTCCTGCATTTGGACCAGGATCCAATCTAGAGACACCAGTTGAGTTTTCAACTCAATATGAAGAACCGGTATATGAATTTGACCTCAGCGAATTGCAAGTCGAAGAAGAGGCAGAGCAAGAAGAAGAGCCTGCTGAAGAACCAGAAATGGATCTCGGTGCAAAAGAAGAGCCTGCTGAAGAAGGTGGTGATGAAGGAGATGACATCCTTGCTGGTCTTGATCTTCAAGAAGGTATCGAATTGCATGAAGACGATGATGAACTTGTAAATGAAATTATGAATCTTGTGAATGAGATGTACGATGAAGAAGCAGATATTCTAGAAGAAGAACTTGTTGTTGATATGGGCGCAGGAAAAGATGGAACATTCCGTACTGACAAAGAAACTTTAGAATATTACCGCGATATGCAATCTGCTAGAGATATAGCTATATCAAAAGCTGAAGAAGAAAAAGAGAAGAACAAATCTCTTAAAAAGGAAAATGAGAACCTTAAAGAAACTCTCAAACGATTTAAGTTAAAGAATAAACAATATAAAGACGCTGTTGAAAAGTTGTCCGATAAACTTAACGAGACACTTTTATCAAACGCTAAATTAATTTATTCTAACAAAACATTAGGTGATGCCTCCTTGAATGAGCGACAAAAAAATAAAATTGTTGAAGCCATCACCAAGGCAAGAACTCCCGAAGAAGCTAAGAATCTTCATGAGGCTCTGAATGCTACGGTAACTTCTGGACAGGATAAGAAATCCCCTAGAACCCTAAGCGAGTCTGTACAAAGAAAATCTACCCTCTCAGGAATTCTTCCACGTAGAAAACAGCAAGTTAATGAATCTGAAGAGCACACGTTTGCTGATCATATGAAAAAACTTGCGGGCATTAAATAACAATATTTAAGGAGGTTAAAAAATGTCTATTATTGAAACACTTACAGAAGGCATCGTAAACCGTGACATGAAGAAAGAAGGACAAGCTCTTCTTTCCAAGTGGGG